TCCACTAGATAATCTAGTAGGAATGCAATATAGGATAGATCACCTAGAAAACTTAAAAGCTGACGTATTTGATATAATAGCACAGCCAGTGATATTTGTCAAGGGTGATGATGTAATGGAGCCTTCAGAAGGCTATAGACCGGGAGCAGTGTATTATGGCGGTATTGATAGCGATGTTCGTATGCTTGTCCCTGACTCTACTGCCCTTAATGCTGATAATCAAATAGCTAACTACCATCGTATGATGGAAGAGATGGCTGGTGCGCCTCCTGAAACAAGAGGTATTAGAACACCCGGAGAGAAGACAGCATTTGAGGTTAGTAAGTTAGATCAAAATGCTACAATGATGTTTGTCGATAAGGCAAGAGTATTTGAACGCATGCTTGAGACTATGCTCAAAGAGACATTTGAATTGATGCTTATTAATTTTGATATTGAAGAGTATATGGAAATCTTCGGGGAAGATTCCGAAGCTGATGCATTAACTGCACTGTCTATGGAGAACACTCTGGCTAGGGGAGAATTTACAGCTATAGGCGCAAGACACTGGACACGAAGGAATCGTGAGACACTTGAAATGCAGCAATTTATGCAAGGCCCATTACAAGATCCTAAAGTAAGGGCGCATGTAGATGGTAGTAAACTTGCTTCGTTCTGGGAGCGAAAGCTTAATATAGAAGATGAAGGGATAGTTGAAGAATATGCCGGAGTTATCGAAGACGTTAGACTTCAAGCTATTGCTCAAGAAGAAGCTCAAAGTATCCAAGAGGAGACAGAAGGAGAACCAATCGGAGTTGGCGATCAGTCCGGTACTGGTACAGAGACTTTTACCGAGGAAGGAGGACAGGGAGACAGTCCTAGCCCAAGCCAAGGGCAACCCGCAACTGGTGGACTTCCTATGTAATATACTACTTGAGGATTGCATAGACAATGTATTTACTCAAGGGTATAGAGAAGAGAGAGCGTTTGCTGATGGTAAGGCATACGAAGCACGTAGACTTTTAGAAATATTAAAAGGAATAGAAAATGGCTGAAGCATTGACCGATGCTCTTGAACAAGTTGAAGGTGACAACCTAAAACAAGAGCCTGTAGCCGAACAGAAAGAGGAAGATTTTATCCACAATCTAGTCGGTGACGATAAGAAATATAAAACTGCTAATGACCTAGCAAAAGCATACCACCACGCCAATATGCATATTGACGAGTTGAAGTCTGACTTAGACGAATACAAAGGTGGAAAAGAACTTCTTAATGAAGTTCTGGACGAAATTCGTAGTTCCAATATCGAAGAGAGTGCAGAAGCCCCTGCCCCACCACAAGCTACGGTTGAACCTCGTATTCAAACGGACGATGTTGCGAAGATCGTTGGTGAGGAGTTTTCCAAACGAGAACACGCAGCTACATTAGCTAATAATGTAGGTGTATCAATGGATAGACTCCGAGAACTGTACGGCTCCGATACTAAAGTAAAGGTAGCTGTTACAAAAGCCATAAACGGAGATGACAATGTAAAACGTGTCATTGATGATCTGAGTAAGACCAGCCCAGATTCTATGGTTAAATTCATCACTGGTATTGTTCCTGTAGAACAAGATCCGCAGAGCAATACTCCCGGTGTTGATGCCTCTGCTGCCCCTCCTGTTGCTTTTGAAGGAGACTTAACATGGGCAAAATGTAGAGAAGTTAGGAAAGAGAATCCTAAACTCTACAGTAGTCCACAGTTTCGTTTACAGATAGAAGCAGCGGCTAATAAGGCAGCGGAAAGAGGTGTTGACTTCTTTGCAAACTAATGGAGAAAAAAGATGGCACTTGACACATCTAATAACTCTCAACTAGTTCGTACAAATGTATGGGCTAATGAGGTAAAGGATGTTTTGCAAGAGGAGCTTATGCTGGATTCTCATGTCCGTTGGATAACTGAGTTCCCAGATGGCGATACGCTAAACATCCCCACATTGTCAGAAATGACAGTGCGAAACTATTCTGAAGGGGCGCAAGTCACTTTAGATGATCCTACCACAGGTAACTTTACGCTGACTATTGATAAGTACTATCAGTCGGGCTTCAAAATTCCCGAGAAGTTCCGTCACGATAGTTTCTATGTCAGTGTTGCGGAAAGTAACTTTGTGCAAAAACTAACCCGTGCATTACTAGAGCAGAAAGAGTCTGATATTGCTAATTTACAAGCAAGCCAGACTACTACTGATCCTAATACCATCAATGGCATTAACCATCGCTACGTTGGTACTGGAACAACCAGAGTAATTGCTCTTGCTGATATCCAAAAAGCTAAACTTGCTTTGGATAAGGCAAAAGTAATGCGAGGAAACCGCCGTGCATTTGTTGATCCTGAAGTAACTTACCAGTTGCAGACGATCAGTAATGTAATTCAGCAAGACGTATATGGTTCTAACGCTCATCTCCGCGAAGGTATGAACGGTACAGCTTATGTAGGTCGCTTTGCTGGTTTTGATCTGTTTGAGTCGTTATTCCTTGATAACTCTCTTTCAGAGGCCATTACGGCAACTGCCCCCGGTGCTGGTGCTTTAACCGCCACTGGTGGTGTAGCTAACATGTTCCTTGGCGAAGAAGCCTTCATCGGAGCAATGAGAGCCATGCCTGATATGGATGCATGGTATGACAACAACACTCGTTCTGACGTATATCATGTGACTATGCGCTACGGTATTAAACTGTATCGCCCTGAGTCACTTGTTGTCGTCATTACAGACTGATTAGGAGGATAAAATGACGCAAGTAAGAACTCCTGCTGGATCGGCTGCTGGTGCGGGTGCTGGTGAATACTTAGCAAGCACCCAGATTCCTACGGATATTACGTGGGATGACCAAGTAGGCGTAACTAACCGCCTAAAAGATGGAGTAGTAGAATACACTAAAGATGTTACTACTTCCGCAGATTTTACATGGGAAATTGTTGCCGAAGACAATGGTAAAATTTCTATGCTAAAGTATGCTAATGGTGCAGTAGCTATGGATGGGTCTGTTGGTTGGGAACTTTCCTTTATCAATAAATCTGATTCTGATAATGTTCTCGGTTATTTTGGTATCGGTTCTGGTACTGAAGCAGCTAAAGGAACGGATAACGACACTGCTGTTGCAGCGTATGGTGCCGCAGAGATTCTCTGCACGGATACTAGCCGCTTCAATAAAGGTGATGTTATCCATGTCACGGCTGATCGCGATGGCAGTACTAGTGTTGGTATGTTCCAGCTCGTACTCTCATACGAGAATGAAGGCCGCTAAACTGTAAATTATAGTTGGGAGGGGAGAATCTCCTCTCCCATACTATAAGGAGATAAAAACCAATGTCTGTCGAACACTCTACCCTTACGGGATCAGATTTGCATGAGCCGAAAGGTACAGCGGCGGCAAATACTGGTGAAGTATATATAGCTAATGGTTCTGGAAGCGGAGCTTGGACTGCACATCATAATAGATGTGTATTAACTACAAGAATTGATGATATAAGTACAGCCAGTAGTGCATGGGTTGTAACCCCTGTAGCTGGAACTATTTCTAAAATCTATAGTGTTACAAGTGGAGCAACTACTGGTGGTGCTGCTATATTAACGGCTGAGATCGCGGGAGTTGCTGTAACTAACGGGGTACTTACTGTAGCAGTTTCAGGTAGTGCTGCTGGTATAGTGGATAGTGCAACACCTTCAGCAGCTAATACTGTTACAGCAGGTGCAGCTATCGAAATAACCACTGATGGTGGGTCTACTAATACTGTTTCTGCCGTTATTACATTTGAAATAACCCCATCTTGAGGTAGGTTATGAAGTTAACTCTATTAGAACTAGTTCAAGATATGCTAGTATCTACTGACTCCGAAAATGTATCTACAGTAGGGGAAACAGAAGATGCTGGTATGTGTGTTAATATTGCTAATAGAGAATTTGAAAAGTTAATCTCTAAATTTCGGTGGAGGCATACACGAACTTTCTCAAAACTAGAAGTAACTACTATCAAGAATGAAATGACACTAGCCTCTAATGCTATAGCTATTGATCCTACTACAGTTTATTATAGTGATAGTAAAGTCTATTGGATGGAACCTGAAAGGTTCTTAGCCTATACTATAACTAGAAATACATCAGAAAGTAATATAGTAGAATCCAATAATCTAAAGGTATACTCTGATAGAGATCCACAATATTTTACTAGTTTCGATGATTCTACGTTAGTATTCGATTCATACCCTAACTCATCGGGATTGCTAAAAGCTAGTACTGATGTGATTGTATACACCCAACCTACATCAAGATTAAATGCTGATGGGGAGTACTTTGATCTTCCTTCGCAAGCATATCCAGCATTATCTCAACGGTGTATAGCTAAAGCAGTGCTAGAGATAAAAGGCGATACACAAGGGTATGGAGCAGAGAAGCGAGAGGCTGATAATGCTGTAGCTGCATTATCTAGAAACATAATCCTCATTGATAGAACTCCTGATGTTAGAGATAATATAATACCAAGGAGATCAATGAGAAATACTTTTAACAGGACGCAAAGGATAATTCCCTAATGGTACAACCTATTGACTTGACCGAGTTCCCGAACTCTTCGGGATGGTATGTTACCCATAACCCGAATAAAATGATATATGAGATAAAATCCGATCTGGGGCGTAAACTTAGTGGGGTATTTACACATAGATCATTCGCTGAGAAATACCTATACGACTACCTTAAGAAAATGTCCTTACCACCTAAACCTGTAGGTAGGCCAAAGAAGAATGGCAACTCGTAAACTTCAACTACCTGTCTCTGGTTTTACTGACGGGTTAAATACAGAAGCTTCTGCATTGAATGTGCTGCCATCTGAAATGATGAGTGGTAGTACAAATGTTGAGTTATTCCAAAATGGATCGGTACGGAGACGTAGGGGGGTTGACTTTCTAGGTTCGTCTGATGCTGGAGGTATGCTGCAAACAATTCGTACAAGTACTGTAGTAGACGAATTAAAACAAGAATCCCCTGCTATAACGTATATCAC